CACAAATATCATCGTAATTCATTTCATCAAACTCGACTCTTTTATCTCGAAAAGTGTTGTATTGTTCTGTGTTTAATTTGAACGGGTAAACTTCCGCACCTCTGTGTCCTAATGTAATTTTGTAGTATTTCATATTATTATAGATTAAAAAATGTAATCAATTATAGAGTATAAAACAAGACCTGTCCCAATTAACCAACTTAAAATTAAAAAAATAGCAAAAACTCTATAGTTTCTTTCTACTTGATCTTTTGACCTTCCTTGAAAGTCGTTTGGGTTCCAATCTTTTTCCATAGTTAAATAAAATTCGAAATCATTTGAGCCAATTTATATCCTGTGAATGCACCTGCCGCCGCAGATCCAGGAAGAATAATGAACTTACCTAACATAGTTTCATATTTCTTTCTATTCACAATATAAGAAATTAGTATGTAATAGACAATATAATTTATAAGAACTAAAAAGTCCAGTTCCTTTGCCGCAAATACTACAATAGAGTTACCTAAAAACCCCCACATAAAGTTAATTAGGGTTTCTCTTAATAACTCGTTTGGTGTTGTAAGAGCGTCCCAAACACTGATCTCTTTATCAAAACCTGTTTTACTTTTCGAGTGTTTCGATGTGGTGTTGGAGGTACCAGAGTGCTTTTCTGAGGTCCTCAAGTTCTTTATCTTTTCCTTTTTTTCCTGCACGTGATATATATTTTACTGTATTTCCTAAACTAAATCCTAAATCCCAAGCATCAATAACTTTGATAGCTTCGTAAGGATTATTTTCACCTCCATAATGTTGTGGGTGATTAACTTGTTCTACTTTTGGTGGTGGGCATTGACAAGGACCTGTTCCACCACAAACACATTGTTTATCCATTATTCTTCTTCTCTATATTCTTTTAATAACTCCTCGTTAGACATTGTTCCATACTTCTCACTAAGACCATTCAAATCAACGTCTTTATTAATCATAGTTTTTGTGTCATAAAGAAGTTGTGCAACATATAATGAGTTAACAATCTCACGAATGATTTTGTATGGGTCCGCATTTGATCCAGGTCTACGATCTTCAACATATCCTTTCCATTCTTTTGCGGTGTCCTGAGGAACTCTAATTGATGCTCCACGATCAGATACACCCCAACTGAACTTATCAATTGCTTGTGTTTCATATTCACCTGTTAATCGTAAATGATTGTTTGATCCGTATGCTTTGATATGGTCTTCATGTCTTGACTCAAATGCATTGAATAATGCCATGAAGTATTCTTCGTTTCCATCAAATCTCATTTGGTCGGTTGAGAAATTTGTGTGAAGTCCTGAACCATTCCACTCTCCGTGTGTGATTGGTTTTGGGTGAAGTTCAATGTGATAACCATAGTTCTCAGCAATCTTGAATAGGAAGTATCTAGACATCCAAAGATCATCTCCACCTTTTAATTTTCCTTTTGAGAATACTTGGTATTCCCATTGACCCAAAGCAACCTCAGCATTTGTCCCAGTAATATCAATACCATATTCAAGACACATATTTAAATGTTCTTCAACAAATGGACGACCAACAACATTATGACCTACACCACAGTAGTACTCACCTTGACCTTTAAGGATATTTCTTTTGTGTCCCAAAATATTACCATTCACTTCTTCACGAATGAAGTATTCTTGCTCAAAACCAAACCAAAGATCTTCAAAATTTTCTCCAATTTCAGATCTTTTATTGGATTGGTGTGGTGTTCCATCAGGATTTAATACCTCACACAAAACATACACAGGATTATTATTTTTTAAAAAATTAGTCGGAGCGTAATGTCTCACAGGTTTTAACAAACGATCAGAGTTTCCCGTGTCAGCTTGATTTGTTGATGACCCATCAAAATTCCACATAGGAAAATTACCATCAAGAAATGCGTTCTTAACAGATTCGTAATCAACAATCTTAACTTTACTTCTTAGGTTAGGTTCAGGTTTATATCCGTCTAACCAAACATATTCCAATTTAATTTTCATTTTATTTTATTTATTAGATTTATTATTTCTTCTTTTGATGATCCTATACGAAATAACCCATATACCTCGCGTGAAAAATTGTCGGTGCAAATAATCGCATCGGCGTTTAAATAGGTCATAAGATTTGGGAGGTTATTTAAAATGTTTTCTTTCTTTAATATTCTCTTATTAAATCCCATGATTATTCTGTTTCTTGCTTTTCTTCTAGGTTTTTTGTTTGTGAGATAAGTCCCGCAATTCTTCTTTTGAATAGGGGTAATAATGTTTCATTAACAGGAAAAATTCCGTTTGATGACATTTGAAATACTGGTCCCATTCTCTTGTCTTTTGGTTCGTATGTAGAAAATGTAGATATTATTTTTGGAATGGTCAAATCTCCGATCTCATCGAAATAAATTAAATTTATATTCGCCATTCTTTGTGGGTTGGTTTTTGTTTCTTTCTTGATTACATACTCCCAAACATAAGTTTTTTTACTTTCGGTTTGAGTATAGTAGAAATACCCTTTCGGGTGTAAAATATTTTTTTTATTTCTTTTGATTTTCATATCCAAAGAATCAAATACTATTGTCCAAACAGACTTTGCAACATTAAAGTATTCCATAATTCTTGGTGCTGAATAAGATAAGATTTTTCTAAATTCTTCATTTTCTTCATCGGACATGGTTGGGGCGTCCTTAACTTTTAGATCCTTCACCATAATCTCATCGTCTACAGTATTTAATTTTTTATCCGTGTAGACAATTTTCTTATCTCTCATAAGAGCTTGTATATTCATTAAGTGTAATGATAATTCAATAAATCCTGGATATAACTCTAATTTATCGAGTTTATCTCCCATCTTTTGGAAATAAGAAAGTAGTTTGTATTCTTTGTATTCTCTATCAATAGGTTTTTCGAACATCCAATCGGTGTTCATTAAAAATTCTATTTTTTTTCTTCGTGCCATTCATAATAAAAATATGATATATTGTTCAACAAATAAAGACCTAACTAGCCCTCATTACAAAATACCAGTCACCGTTTACCTGTGTTTCAAACATTTCTCCATCATAAGAGTTTAATAGATTACCATATCCATCACTATTTACGACAATATCCGTAACCTCATCTAAATCAACAAAATCCATTATAAAACTTTTTTCATATCCGTAGTGTTTAATAAAATCATCAATATCATCAACATATTCATTAACTCTATCATTGATTTCATTCTGTATGGAACTTTCATCATAACCACCTTGTGGATCTTCTATAATTTCTTCTATCGTCTCTTCTAAACCTTCAATTTTTCTTTCGATGTTTTCGTATTCTTCGTCAGACAATTCCTCACTTTTTAATTTATTATTTAGATTTTCTATAGTTTTTTTTAATTGATTAACTTGATGTTGTTGATTTGTAGATAATTCAAGTCCTATATCATAGTTTTCAGGATCATCTCTAATTATATCTTCATAAAAATCTTCTAACCAACTTTCCCACTGTCCTCTATCAAGTGCTTGATCCCAAACCCAACTTGTAAATGCCTCATAACCCATGTCATCAATAGCATTTTCAACATATCTTCTAGCGGCAATATCTAACTCATCTTGAGTATAAACATCATATGTATCAGGTTGTAAAGTATCACTACCTAACCATTCGTATTGTTTTCCAATACCGTAAGTTCCAGTGCTATTAGGATAAATAAAATATTTGTCTTCTTCTACTTCTTCACCATTGTCGTCTTCATATAAAGTAGGTATACCTTCTTCAACCAAAAATTCATATAAAGCTTCAGTTCTTTCAGAATCATCGTCTTTGTTTTCTGTATTCCACTCATCATTTTCTCTATAATCGGCCAATTCTGAAAGTTTTTTATTTCTTTCTTGTTTTAATTTAATTGTATGCATTGTTGATCCCCAATTACTAACATATCTATCTACGGTAACACCATCAAGATTTGGAACATTCGTATTGGATATATCTAACCTACCCATTACTCTCACAATTCCTGTAAGTGGTCCAACAGTTTTAAATTTTCTAAGATCTAAATCACCCACGATAAGGTTTTAGATTTGAAACTCTCGCCGCAATTCCACCAACATCTTCTAATGTTTCGATATATTGATCAGGAGTTAGTGTAACAAGATTCTCATCTTGTTCTAATAAGAAATTTTTAATGAAGTCTCTCATACTTGATAAATATAACAAAATAAAAATAATTGATTTTTAATTATTCTGAATTAAACTTGTTTTAGATACTATTTATAGATAAATAAACCGATAAAAATATTTAGTTATGGGCTGCGGATGTAAAAACAAACAACAGGCACAACAACCTCAAACACAAACACAACAAGGTGCAAATACGACTCAAAATAAAACTAATGTTCAAGAGTCAGTAAAAAAAATCATTAACAAATATTACAGAAAATAATATTTGCGTATCATCAAGATAAGGTGTTCCGATTGGGACACCTTTTTTATTTATAAGATATTTATACCATATGAGTTTAGATAGAGCAAGACAATTAGTTAATTCATTTAATTATGGTGATTTTGATGACGACATTGAGCCGTATTTTAACGACCACATTACTTTTTTTAAGTTTGTTAAAAAATACGGTCTTTTAGATGAATTAGATTTAGGTCAAGTAGGTTATCGTAATTGGGACAGTGAACTAATTAATTTTTTAGATGAAAATGGTGTTTTAGGTAATCTTAGTTATGAAGACGCACCCGAAGAATTAAAAAATATATTACTTTTAAAAGGTTTAGAAGACAACTACGAAGACACAGTTTATTTTATAATTAACAATCTAATAACTGATGTTGAAATTAGAAATGGTGGTTTTTATCTAAAATTAAGAGATAGTGAAGAGTTAAGTGAATATTTTTGTAGTGGTAGTAGAAGAAGTGATAGTGGCCCTAGATATGTTGCAAAACTAATTTTAAGTGAAGAAGGTTTAGGTCACGATTGGTATTATGATTCTGGTATGTCACCACACGATACAGTAGATGTTTTAGATGATTCTAATTTAGCACATCTTAAAGATGTTATTTATAAAAAAATTGGAAATCAAGAACTTTCATTAGAAGATTATGATTCAGACTTTTTTGAACATTTATCTGAAATACAAGGGACAGAAGGATATTTTAGAATAAGACCTGAAGATTTAAACGACCTATTAAAAGATAGTGACGCATCAAACGAACTTTTCAAAAAAGATTTACAAGAAATTGGTCAAGAATTGAGAAGTGTTTATTACAGCTCTGAAAATACAGCATATGAAGATGAAGTTTATGAAGCTGTTTATAATGGTCTTAATGAATACTTCGAGGGTCGTATTGATGAGATTCCAAGAAAGGTCGGTGAAAAAACTAAATACGACCAATATATTAAAATCAGAGACTTTATTGGAAATATAACAACATTTTTAGAAAATAATAAAGGCGGAACTTGGAGTGATTCATTAATGATGATGTAGAATGTATTGATATTAGAATCCCTGAATATCCTGATTGGGACAGAACAAGAAGAAACATAAACGAAATGTTTTTAGATTATATTTAACTCTTTATAGTTTCATTTAATTCTCATATTCATTATACAAAACCAAGAATATGAGAAAATTAGAAAAAAACACAAGACGGTATTTTGTAAATCTATTTGCAGACTACATCCTGTCAAAATTCAACAAATCAGAAAATACAATAATTCAAGTAACAGATTGTGAAAACTTTGTGGTTGTTAACGGTCAAACTATAAGTAGTAATGTTCTAAACCTTAACGAACTTAAAATAGAATTTATAGAATCAAACAAGGAATTATTTAAATCACTCAATAAAGAAAGTCTTAACATTATTGATATCATTAAGTACGAACAAGAAATCACAGATTTTCCAAGAGCATGGATCACAGTTAATAAATCTTTGTACGTTAAGGAATTAGACCCCATTTCAGAAATAAACATTTCATCAGAGTTTCCTTATGGGCATAGTTTAGGTTGTGGTAGAGGAATATTATATTACTCACATTATATCTTCAATCAAATGTATTCTTTGTTGGGTATTGATAAATTATATTTTCATTACTCAAGTGATTTAAATGAAGATGAAGATTATAGAATTAAAGTGATTTGTGATTCTCAAATACCAAAGAAAACTATTGAAAGTCTTGTTTTAGATTGTTTTGATATGGATCTTACTGAATTCAAAGAAAGGCTGTCTAACTACGACTTTACAAAAGATATCACTGATCAGACATTGGACAAACCATACTTGATTCAAGATAGACTAAAAGACATAATATTGATATAAAAGAAAACCCCTCGATTGAGGGGTTTTTTTATCTTTCGTAAAATTCTTTAATTATTTTTAGTCCTTCATCTATATCCTCAAAATCTCGATCAGGAGCATATAAATTTGATGTAGGAGTTTCACTTTCGGGATTCTCAATTAACATGAATGCCGGTACAAAATCATTTCCTGTAACTTCAACAAACATATCGTATTCTTCTTCATATTCATCAATATCTCTATCGATAAAGTCAATGTCAGCCTCTTCTAACATTTTTTTAAATGTGTGACAATGAGGACAACTCTTCATTGTGAACACAACTGCAATTTTATCCATTGATCAATTCACTTACCATTTCTTTTATCTGTCCTTCATTCATCATACCCACTTTTGTCTCAACCACTTCACCAGAATTAAACATCTTTACAGTTGGTATACTTCTGATACCAAGGCTTAAAGCGACTTCTCTGTTATTATCAATATTAAGTGTATACATTTGGACTTCACTTTCGTTTGAAGATGCAACTCTTTCAAAAATTGGTTTCATCATTTTACATGGTCCACACCACTCAGCCCAAAACTCAACCACAAGTTTTTCACCAGCATTTATTTTTTGTTGTAATTCAACACTACTAATTTCCATCTTTTTTTAATTTTTTTAGGTTTAATATAAAGAACTCAACGTCTTTTTTTCTATTTATAGGATAATATATCTTACAAGAAAATGAAGAGACTAATGGGTCAGTTTTAGATAAATATATGTAAATATTGTTATCATAAATAAATATTCCATCAGAATATGAAACCCCATCAGTATATTGCATACCGTCCAATAAATAATTCTCAAATCTTGGTTTTTCAAGTAAACTTTCAGGTGTTAGTTCAATAAAACCCGTTAGTTGGATTGTTGAATACAATATTTTATTTTCCTCTATGAGGAAATCTAAAAGTCTTTTTTCGTGTTTGAATTTTTCCATAATACAAAATGGGGGTCACTGACCCCCTTTTCTTTTTTTATACTAATAATAGTTCAGCGGCTTCCCAAAGTTTAGTGTTTAAACGATTCGTGGCTTGGATGCTTTTGATTCCACGAAGTGTTGTTTGTCTTCCTCTTGGACTTTTGTAAGTGAATCCACCTCGAGTCATTTTCTCTTGTATCACATTAAATACTGTCCAAAGATCACTTCCCTCATCCTCAGGTCGAAACGGTGTTAGGATGTCTGTAATGTCAATAGATTCAGGTCCATTTCCAACCGCCCAACGGATCTTAACCGCTTCTTTGATTAAACGGAGTTTTTCTTTTTCAGTTAACTCCTTTTCCATCATTCGAGTAACTGACTCTTCGATTCTTGGGAGTTTCTTAGAGAAGTCCTCAGCTAAACCTCGAACATCGTCGAATGAAAAGTGATTGTGTCGAATTGAGAATTTCTCCGCTACTGACGTAGGAACTGTAAGTCCATTTGAACATACCAATCGGAAAAGTCCTGCTCCCATAGAGAATGTTGCAGTTCCATCGTGAGAGTTTCTAACGATTGCTTCAACAACTGTGTCACCAACTTTTGGTAATTCACTGTTTCTGTATTTTAATTCGTGCATTGAATGGATACCTCTACCTGTTTGTTTTACAGATGACAGTTTCCAACCTTCTCGGTCAAAAATCTCCATTACTTCATTAGTTGGTACGAACTCATACTTGTTCGTCATTTTAGAAGATGGTGATGTGGCGAATACTGCCGGTGCAATTGATTTGATTAGTTCTGGTGTGTATATCATAGTTAATTATTTTCTTTGTTTTTGTGTTTGACTTTACGAGTATATGATTTCTTACTTTTTTGCACGATAGGTCTAGTTGCCTGCCAGATTTCTTGTATCGTTACTTCTATAGTTTTCATTTTGTTTCTCGTTTATCACTCTACAAAGATAATAATTTTTTAATAAATACCAACTTTAATTTAAAATAATTTTTCCCCACTTTGTTTTTTGGACATACCCTTCAACAACAGCCTTAGGGTTTGGTTTTTCAAATAGTTCAGGAATCTTTAATTCCAAGACAATGTCAATCATTTGTTGTCTAGATAAAACATGATCTAATCCTTCATCAACATTGTTTTCTGATTTTTCTCTTAATTTCAAATAAAAGTCTTCTTTTTGAACGTTTCCTATAAGTTGCATTAAGTCACCAGGATTATTTTCAAAAAAGGAAATTAGTTGTTTAATGTATATCTCACAATCAATATTTTTCATACCTAACATTTTTAATAATTATAGGAAAAAAATTCCTTATAAAAAAGAAATGGGACTTATTAAAGTCCCAAATCACTTAGATCAACATCGCCGTAGTCTTCGTCATCATCATCACCCATGGCATCTTTATATTCTCTGTCTTTTAAATCTTTAACGATATCATCAACCATTCTTTGAATTATTTGTTGTCCTTTTGGATCCCCACTTAGGATCTTTTTAGCTAAACTCATAAATTCTTCTGCGTTTAAAGCTGAAAAACGCATGAATAAATAATGTTGGATATGTTTCATATCATCATCGAACAATTCCATAGGGTAAGTTGAAACGAACTTCTCCCAAAAAATTGGTCCTAAACGAGAGTCCCAAATCTCAGCAGGAAGTGAATCTTCAGCATTTAATACCATTTCTCTTTGTTTTGGGTCATCAGGTAAACCATGAGTTCCAAATACCTCATAAACACCTTTAACTAACTCGTGTACAAGAAGTGGGAATGTAACAGCTCTAGCTTTTACTGTTGGTGGATCTGTCTCATCAAAAGCCGCTCCTTGAATTAATGAGTTAATAAATCTTCTTTTAGCTCTTTCTAAGTTGAAGTTTTCAACGTCACCCATAAACTCTTCAATTTCTTCTTCACTTGGCATTTCGGCTTCATCTTTCATCCCTTCTGCGGCACCCATAGGTTGTGTCATTAGTTCAGCCTTGAACTGCATTGCCCCTTCAGGAATACCCATTTCTTTTTTTACAAGTTCAATAGCCAAATCTTCAAGTTGTTTTTTGTTTTGTGACTGAATCATAACAAGTCTTTGCATCGCTTGACCAACAGTTCCCATTAACTGCATTAAAGCATTTTGACCTTGTATAATTCTTGTATCACCCATAGCCATTCTAACTTTGTCAACTGAGTCTTTGAATCTCTTGGAAGATATTAATTCAACAAAGTCTTTATCCATATTAGGGATAGCAGGAAAATTATGGTAGGGGGTTTTTTTACCGGTGATTTTTCCCTCAACATCTCCAGCCATTCTTTCAGGACCTTCATAGTCAATTGGGGCTTCCAATAGTCTAACAAATTCAGATTTTGGTAAACCTTCAGTGTATAATTTTTTTCTTAAATCTTTCATATTATTCGAAATCAATTCCAAGTTCATCAAAGGTTAACCAATCAGGTATCTCATCTTTTCTATTTCTAGCCTTAGGATCCGGTTTTGGTCCTGGTTTTGGGCTATATGGAGTATTAGGTTTTGTTCTCGGTTTAGTTCCAGGTGTTACCTTAGTTCTTTCTTTTTCTTTTGTACCTGGTAACATTACAGGAAGATCCATTTCTTCGTCCAATTCCATATCATCATCACTATGTCTATATTTAGTTTTGTATGATGGCATGTCATGAGGTATTCTCAGTTCAGGATAATATTCTTCTTCATCATCATCCAATTCTGTCACCATATAATAATGATAACCCAAAGAATAATATAAAAATTGACCCTTCTTTTTTAACACATTATTAATTTCTTCTTGTTTGGTTACTTTAGCACCAACAATTTTTTTATCTTTTGGTAGTTTTCTACCAGGGTGTGTATTTAACACATCCTCAATAGGGTCCAAGAAATATTTGAGTTTTTTAATTAGGGTTTTTTTATCACCTACGGTCCCGATTCCGTATTGTTTACAAAGAGTTTTGATTTCGGGTAATTCGAGTTTGTTTAAGTCTTCCATACCACAAAGATACGAAAAATTTTACAATTCACCAACTCTGAAATTTGTAAAGAATGATTTGTACTTACTTTCAAAGTAGTTCCAAGTGGGTCTACGGCTCATTTCTTTATCGTGGTAACCTTTTTGATATGCTTCATTAACAATTCGTTTTTCATCTTCTTTAACTTGATTTTTAATTATAGTCAAAGCAAGTTTTGTTTCTTCAGAAAGTCCTTCTGTTTTAGATAATTCTAAGATTTTTTTTTCGATTGGTCCCATAGTGATAATAAATATATATTTAAAATTCTTTTAGATCAACATCCACGTCAATTGGAATTCCGTATTTTTCTAACTTTTTATAAAAAAGGTCATAAACTTCCCCTCTTAAATAACCAAGAAGATCACTTCCTTCATAATTGGATTGAGCTTCAAAATAAGCCGCCTCAATCGTATCGTTAACTTGAATTTCGTTATCGGTTCCTTCTTCATACATTTGGAAATCCATGGTTCCATTTGGATCTACATTTACAAATATATCTACTCCAAAATCTTCACCTAATCTACCAAACTGACTTACTTCAATAACTTCTACTCTTGTATCAAGATTACCCCAATCACTTGTAAGGTCAAATATTTTTTCGTCAAT